GGCCGGGCTCGGCACCTCATGCGGGTCGGCTACGCCGAGCGACTTGAGCGCGTGCTCGTAGGCCGCGGTCGCCACCTTGGGGTCGCTGGTCTTGACGCGCAGCCGCACGAGGTTCCGCGTAGCACCCCAGTTGGTGCCCATCTCCAGCGTGCCGGCGACCTTCTCACCGTGCGTGATGTTCACCGCAAACGACTCACCTGTGTTTTGCCAGGCTGGGTTCTTACTGTCGACCTCCAGCACGCCATCCTTGCCCGGCGTCATGCGCTTGAACTGGAACTCCTGCTCCTGCGCCGTTGGACCCATCGCTTTGCGTGCGACCTCTCCTGCACCAGCCGTCAGCTTGAACGTGAACTCGTAGTGCTCCACGCCATTCTCGTCACGCACCAGCCGGGTCTGGACGTTCTGCCCCTCGATGTCTCCAGCGTCGGCTGCGACCGCGAGCCCGTGCGCCGGCCGTGGTGCCGCCTTGATCTGCTCGGGTGAGATGGCTGCCGGCTTCATCGGCCGCTCGGCCGGCTTCACCGCGACTTCTACCGGCTCAGCTTCGCGGCGCGCGCCTATCTCACCCTTGAACGGCGTGCGCCGGCCACCCTGCCACACCCAGCCCGGCACACCCCAGCCAGGACGCCACGGCGCAAGCACCGCCCGGTCGTTAGGGCGGTTCGGTGGGTGCGTCCACTTCTGCCCGACCAGCGCAGTCGGCACCTCCGTCACACCGTTCACGGCCACCGGCGCAGTCGGCGGCATGACGAACTGCCCGTCGGGCGGTGCGACCTGCCCGTGCATGGCCACCGAGTCGACGGCCACGCGCGCGTCGAGCGGCTCGCCGGTCACGTCATCGACGTGCTCCGACCAGCGCATCATCATGTCCGGCAGCTCCTCGGCCACCGCCTTGATCCCGTCCGCGTGCGTGGCGTTGAACGCCCAGGCCAGCTCGGTGCGCGCGATGCGCTCGGCGCGCCACCACTCGCCGCCAGCCACGCCGACCAGGCGCGTCACGGCCTCGTGCGTGTTCTCGCCGGCCATGAGCGAGGCCGACAGCTCCTGCTCCATCCGGCGCACGGTGAGCGCGCCGTAGTTCTTCATCGACGACTCATGCGCCTGGAGCAGCGACGTGCGCCGGTTGTCGATGATGCCGCGGAAGCGTGCTGCCTGATCGATGGGCAGCGGAATGGCTGCGCCCGAAAAGTGCTGCTCCAGCCGCGTGATGTCGCGCGAGAGCGAGCGAAGCGCCTCGGTCTGCACCTCGCGTGACGCGGTGCCGAGCGCCGTGCCCAGCTTGCGCTCGATCTGCGCGACACCGATCTTGGCCTGCGCGAGCAGCACGCGCTGCTGGTGGGCGGTCATCGTGTCGCCGCGGCCAGCGAGAGCGGACAGCTTCTTCTCCAGCTCGGCCACGGCGTCGTTGTACATCCGCTTGAGCGCCTCAGCCCCACGCTGGTCGATCAGCCGGTCGAGCCGCTGCCGGCTCTCCTTGACGACGGCGCGGAACTCGGGCGCGGCCGGCACGGGCTACTCCCGGCCGTCGTGCATCCGAGCGATCTCGATGCGGACCAGCTCGACGTTCTCGGGCACCGGATCGCGGCCAATCTTCGAGGCCAGCGTGAACATGTCCACCCACTGCTGCGCGGTGAAACGCTCGACGCGCTCGGGGTCGCCGCCGGGTGCCTGGTCAGGCGGCCAGAACTCCAGGTCCACATCGCCGTTCGGATGGCGCAGGATGGAAGCGCCCGCGCGCACCTTGCGGCTCTTGGCGTGGTCGGTCACTTGTCGACCTCGGGCTTGGGTAAGCCGCGGTCGCGGCGCGGGTTGCCCTTGTCACCGGACGGCGTGACCTGGCTACTGTCGGTGCCCTCATCGCGCGCCTTCTCATGCACGGCGTCGTGGCACTCCTCGCACAGCGTGGAGATGTTGTTCGGGTCGTTCGAGTGGCCCTTCTTCGACAACCACTTCGACTCGACAATGCCGCCCTTGTGGTGCGGGCCGATGGCTTCCTGGCTCCCGCATTTCTTGCACTTCCACTTGTCGCGGCGGAACACGCCGAGCACGAGCGATGGCGGCAGCCCGCCCTTGGCGTCGGGCTTGCCCAGCGTCGCGCCGTTCTTCTTGGCCTCGGCGATGATCTTCTCGCGGATGCGCGCGTCGTTCGGATCTTCCTCGTCCGCCTTCTGCTCGGCGTCCATGTCGCGCTTCAGCTTGACGTGCTTGGCGAGCACCTCCGACATCAGTCACCGATCCCGCCGGGCACCTGGATGATCGACCGCTCGGGGCCAGGGCCGCGCTCGATGTCGACCACCACGTAGCTCGGCCCCTTGGCCAGCGTCTTCTCCAGCAGCGCCTTGCAGCCATCGCAGCCGTAGACCTCGCCGAGCCGGACATGCTTGACCGGGCGGTTGCCCGGACCGCGCAGGTCCACGCAAGGAAGCTGCCCGCCATGCTGCGCTGCCAGCGCCATGGCCGCCTGCGCGTAGTCCTTCAGGAAGTCGAACAGCGGCATGAAGGTGCGCGCCCGAATGGCCACCTTCCGTGAGCCGCACTGGCAACGCGCGTCGGGCGGGAAGTGTGAGCGGTGGACCTCCTCGGCCGTGGTGCGCCCACCGAATAGCTGTCGCCGGTGGATGTTCTCGGGCTTGCTCATGGCGTCGATTCTACACGAGGCCCGGCCGCGATGCGCCGAACCCGTAGCAGGTTCTCCTCGGCCAGCCGACGCGCCTCCTTGGCCTTGTGCCAGGCCAGCCAGGCGTTGTCCTCGTCGTTGCGCGCCCCGCGCAACGACTCCTCCGCTGCCAGCACTATCATCCGGTCAATCGTGCTCATCAGCGCGCGCTCCCATCCGGCTGCCCGTACACGCGCGACAGCTCACGCCAGGCCAGCCCACCCAGCCCGGCACCGAAGCGCACGGCGATGTCGTCGATGAACAGGTCCACGCCAGGCTTGTCGATCTCGCCGCCCTGGTAGATGTAGTCGAAGACGCCAGCTAGCTCGCGCGTGACGAACGAGAGCATCTGCCTGTAGCGTGCCTCGTTCAGTCGATACTCCTCGGGCACGCGCGGGTGCGGCATCTTGACGCCGGCTCGCACGAGCGGGTCGAGGTAGAGCGGGTCGCGCAGCGACATGCGCGCTCGGCCCGACCAGAGCACGAGCGTGTGGCGCGCACGCTTGAACGCTTGCAGCGCCTCACGCGCGCCGGGCATGAACACCAGCGGCGTCTCCACGTCGTCATAGCGCCGGCCGTCCTGCTGCACGATGGTCCCGTCGAAATCGACCGCGATGATCATGACTCCCCGAGAATGTCGTCCATGTAGGTGAAGTGTTCAAGCGTGCCATCGGGACGCACCAACTGGACTTCGGTTTCCCGACCGCGAATGATGGTCTTCCCTTTGGAAACGGTCCCGCGCTTGCCCAGCTCGCGGAAGGTCGCCGCGGCACGCTGCCGGTCGGTGCGCGGGCGGACACCGTTCTTCCGACCCTTCGCCCGGTTCTCGCGCGCGCGGCTCACGTGATCATCACGTTGCCGGCTTGGCCGGAGCGCGCTTCTCCAGCTCGGTGAACCCGGCAGCCTTGGTGGCCTTGGCTTGCGCCAGGTCGGCCTTCAGGGACAACGAGCGCAGGAAGGCACCACCGGCGCGCTTCTCCAGCTCGGTGAACGTGGCCGCCGCGTGCATGCGCTCGACCACCTCGTCAAAGCGTGCGCGGTCGCGGATGCGGATTTCGACTGAGGAGCGTGTGTTGGGCACTGCACGGAAGCTCAGCTCGGTGAGCGGGCGGCCGTCACACTCGACCTCGATGGCGGTATCCTCACCCTCGAAGGCGAACTCGGCCAGCAGTGCGCGTGCGTTGTCGACCGCGTTCTTGCCCTGGCCATGGATGCCGACCAGCTCGACGAACTCGCTGACCGTGAGCCAGCCCTCGGCTGCGCGCCTGCGTCTTCCCATCACTCACCAGGCTTGCCCGATTCCCCGCCGGTTTTCATGGATGGCCCACCAGAATCGTCCATCGGAGCGAACACCGCCGGATACTTGGCGCGGTACTCGGGCAAGGTCAGCTCGCCATCGACCTTCGGCCCCATCCCCTTGGACGCGCGCACCTCGTTGATGGTCACGAGCCCGCCCTCGATCTCGTACTGGAAGAACTTGGTGCCGAGCGGCACGCCCGCGTTAGTCGGTGACGCGGAAGCCACCTGCGCATCGGGCGGCAGGTTGGCACCGGCTGCGGCCGGGCGCGCGCCCGCGCCCATGTCGTCCTCGCTCACGCCGTTCAGGCGCATCAGGTCGGAGTCGACCGACGCCTGGGACATGCCCGACTCACGACGCGCTGCGACAAGCATGGCATCCACGTCCTCGACCCGGAAGTAAGGGGCCAGGAACTTGGCTGCGTTCTCGTCGTCGAGCACGCCGGTTGCCTTGGCTGCACCCACGGCGGTCGCCGCGGTCTGCGCATCTTGGATGGACGTGTCGAAGTAGCCGGGCCAATGGACCGTCACGGCTTCGGGGTTCTCGGGCGGCTTGCGCTCAACGCGCGTGCCGTCCTTGGCCATACGCGGCGGCAACTTGATAGCGTAACGTACCAGGCTGTCACCCTCGACGCGACTCTTGCCGAGGCGCGTGGCGGCGGTGACCATCATGTCCATGAGCGGTGCAATGAGCCGCTGCCCGTACTGCTCGCGCAGCACGTCGGCCTTGGCCAGCATCGACTCGTACCGCTTGTTGACCTCGGTCGCCGTAGCCTGCCCCATGTCCGGCTGCTCCAGAACGCACTGCGCGACCTCCAGCGCGTAGCCACGCAGCTCGCCGACCATCTCGCGTGCAGCCAGCGGCCCGCTGCCGGTGATCTCGGCGTAGCGAAACGTACCCTGCGGCAGCTTGATGGCGTTGCCGCTGCCCTTGCGAAGCTGCGGGATCTCCAGGTCGCCCACGCCTTCGAGCACGGCAGTCGGGTCGCAGTTCGCGACCACGCCGCGCTGTGCCTGGGACAGCAGCGTGTCGATGGATTCGAGCAGGTCGTAGACCCCATGGATGTCCGGCTCACCGTCGATGTCGTCATCGACTGGAAGGTTCTGTGTCCAGACCGCAGGGCAGTAGCCAAGCCCATGCTCAGCCACCGACAGCTCGATCCACTGCGGCTCCTCGCCGCGGCCGACCGGCACAGGTGCGAACACCACGTCGCGCGCCGAGTCGACCACGCGGCGATACCACCACCACGTCGTGATCCAGCGCCCGGTCTGTGGGTCGCGGATCTCGCGCGGGTACATGTACCGCTTCTCGAAGCTGGCCAGCTTGTGCGTGATGCGGTCCTCGAACTCGGGGAACACCCACCGCGGGTCATGGACCTCGACGACAGGCTTGCCCGCGGAGAACTGGAAGCTGGTGCAAACTGAACCCGTGGCACCGCCGTAGGTACGCGCCTTGATCAGCGCCGGCCAGAGGCGAGCGGCCTCGGCGAGCGCGTCAGCGAAGTCGTCGGTCACCGGGTCGGTCGACCCGAGGCGTGGGTGCCGACGCTCGCTGAACAGGAGCCCGGTGAAGCGGTCGGTGATGACCTTGCCGAGATGGTAGGGCGCGCTTGGGCGGCGGAACTTGAGCGGCAGGTCGGCCATCTGCCCGCCCGCGTCGTAGAAGCCGGGCGGGATGAAGCCCTGCTGCGCGATGGCCTCGCGCTCCACAGGGTCGGCGCGCTTGGTGCCGTCCCAGTCGCAGGTGCGCGCGTCGTAGCTGGCGCAGCAGTAGACCGCCCAGCGGCGGTTCATCTCCATCTGGCGCGGGGACATGCCCATTCGGCCGATGCGGTCGCCGTAGACTTTGTAGTCGATGGCTCCGGCCATGTTTCTCCAGGCGTCCGGCTGGCTCATGGCTTCACGCTATCACGTGCCCGCGCAGCCAGCTCGTCGAACGTGTCGAGCGCCCGCAGCTCGGCCACCACGTTCTCGACCTCGACGCCTTGCAACACCAGCTCGACCGTGAGGCGGTTCTGCCGACCGTCGCAGCGCATGGTAAGCGAGAGCACGTTGTTGAGCTTCATGCGCGTGCCGTCGTCGCCGAGCACCCAAACCTCCAAGTCCTGCCCGCGCGCGGCCGACACCGGACCTGGCGCACCGACAGCGTGCGTGACCATCCCGGTGGTCAGCAGGATCTTCACGGCTTGGTCGTCTCGTCCACGCCAGGCAGCTTGACCTGCTTGCGCGGGGTACGCGCCACCTTGCGCTGCGCATCCTTGCGGAAGACTGCCCGATTCATCTCTGGCAGCGCGGCCCACGCCAGCTCACGCGCTTCGGCCTCGACTTCCTCCTCGAACGAGCGCGCGTGGTACTGGCAGCTCGGCTCGTGCTCCAGCGCCACCTCGTCGCCCTCCTCCAGCTCTTGCGACGCACCGCAGCACGAGCAGGACAGCTTGCCCTTCTTGGGCACACGCATCGGCCCACCTGGCTGCTCAGTCGCCACGCGCATCGGCACGGAGTCGATTAGCTCCTGCACCTCGACCATCCGCTTCTCGTCCGTCTCGCTCACAGTCGCCCCTCCAGCCCGTTCTCGTCCAAGTCGAACCCGGCGCGGCGCGCGGTGATGATCCCACCGCACGGACACGGGGTCATGCGGATGGCGAAGACGTAAGCCTTGGACAGCTCGCGACCCTGGATGTGGATCGTGTGCGTGCGCTCGCATGCGAGGCAGGTAAAGCGCACGGCTCCAAGCTCCTCGCGCGCACGCTGCTCTGTCTCGACCTTGCTCATCACGGTTGGATTCTACCCTAGCGGCTGAACAGCGGCCCGTTGTCTGTCGGCACCGGAAGCGCGGCGCGGGATGCGCCGCATGCTGGGCAGCGCGCGCAGTGGGCGCACGCCGTCACCACGCTCTTGCACTGTGGGCACGCGTTGCGCGTCCCCTTGAGCGGGCGCGGGTAGACGCCGAGCACGGCACGCCAGGCAATCGCACGCCGGCCGGTCACGCGGCAGGCGCGGGTCATCGCATCGACCGCCAGCCCTTGCCGCAGCAGCTCGGACAGCCGCTTGTGCGCGTCCACCGAGCCGAGCACCTGATCAACCTCGCGCCCGGTCATATCGCCGTTCAGGGAAGTCACGGCTTCACGCAGCACGCGGAACACCGCGGCCCGCTCCTTGGTCAGCAGCCCTTCGGCCTCGGCCTGCTGGTACGCCTCAACGCTGGTATCCCTGGTGTCCATCCGTCCTGTCTTGCCCGGTCGGCTACCTGTTTACCGGCTCTGAAGGTCCAGCCGGCCGGTCGCCGCCTTCGCCCCGGTCATGCGCGCGCCCTCACGAGCGAAGAACAGGGACATCAACCGGTCGCCGGTGTGCGCGGTCGGTTCGTAGTAGAGCATCTCGTTCAGCAGCGCCTCGACCTCCGGGTGTCGCTGGTCGCCATCGCACGGGATGATCCACTTGCCCATCGACAGCTCGGTGGCGATGCCCTCGACGCCGAACTCGGGGTGCGCCTTCGTGCGCCCGGTCGTGTAGCCGCGGATGGGCACGGCTGACTGCCCGCGTGCGAACTGCCGGATATAGTCCTGCGCCGCGTTGTTCTCGACCACCACGATGGACTGGTAGCGCCGGTGCTGGTCGATGATGCGCCCCACGATGTCGGGGCCACTCCAGCGCCCGCTCTCGATGTTCAGGATCTCGCGGTCCTCGTTCGGGTGGATGATGATCGTCGTCATCACCGTGAGGTCGGCCGAGCTGTGCTGCTGCACACCAAGGTCAACGCCCGTGACCACGCGGCAGCCGGGCGGCACGGACTGAAGCCCGTAGGCCAGCCGGCGACCGTTGCCGCGCGCAAGGCACTTGGCGATCCACTCCCAGCGGAACCGAGCCTCCTCGTCCGTGCGTGGCTTGCAGAGCATCTGCCGCGCGAACTCGATGGGACCACGGTCCTGTCGTGCGCGCTCGATGCGCTCCTGTGGCCAACGCTCGGGCCAGCGCGGCGTGCCGGTCGTTTCGTTGATGACCGGGTAGCGCACGGCCTTCCAGCCCTGTCGCCGAGCAAGGTTGTGCAGCAGGTCATCCGGGTTGAACGCGGTGCCGACCACGCACACGCGCGCAGTCGCGGTGAGGCGACCGGCCAGCGTGGCGTCGTACCACTCGATCAGCTTCTTGCGCTGGTCGGCTGTCCGGCAGTTCTCGTAGTCGAGCACGTCATCGAGGATCAAGAAGTCGACGCGAGCGCCGAGGATGTTGCCGCCGATGCCGCACGCCTGCACGCTCGGATCCTTGGAGATCAGCGGGCGCTGGACGTAGAGCTGGTTGGCTGACCAAGGGTCGCCAGGGCGCAGCCCGGTGATCGCGCGCAGCTCATCCGACTGCTCGATGTACTTCGAGATGGACCTGATCAGCTTCGCTGCCTGCCCGTGCGTGTTGGACACGATGGCCACGCGGCAGGAGTTGTTGCGGCCCAGCTCGTAGAGCGTCCGGCCGATGGACACCTGCTGACTCTTGCCTGCCTCGGTGTGCGACCAGATCACCAGGCGGTCATGCTGGTCAATCAGGTCGTGCCAAGCCTCGTGCATCGGGGCCAGGTGAATCGGCTCACCCGTCGTCTCGTCACGGATGATCATGGCGTTGAACAGCGCCGGGTCGGAGAGTGCGAGCGGGCGCAGCCGGTCGAGCCCGCCGCGTGCGCGTCGCCAGCCTTCGAGTACCGGCGCGCCCTGCACTACAGGTCCCGCACGACAGGCCCGTCGCTCGGAAACGACACGGCCATCATCGGCTGCTCGGGCTGCGGCTGGGACGCCGCGCGCCCGCGGTTGAGCAGCGCGGACAGGTGCGATGCGGCCGAAGCGTAGTCGCCCTCGCTGCTGCCGTTCATGTCGAAGTGGACCATGAGCGCGATGGCGGCGAGGACACCTTCGCGCCAGTAGCCCTCGGCAACCGATTCAGCCAGCACGTACTCGCGCGCGACGCCGCCGGCTGGCACGCGGTGCCCTTGCTGGCAAGCATCCTGAAGCCGGTTCGCTGCGGTGGCGAACGCACGGCACTCGGGGCAGTAGTGCGCGCGCAAGGTCGGTGGCAACAGGCGCTTGTAGTGTGCGGCTCGCTGCGCCGTGATGGCCTTCTCCTCCTCCTGCGCCTGGAAGTCGAGCGCCTGCTGGGCAACATCCTCGCCCATGTCCTCCTTCAGCATCTCCAGCCACTCCGGCCCCATCCGAATCCGCACGATGGCTTCGGCTGCGGACTTCGCGCTCAGCATGGCCAGCCCGGCCTCACCACGCGGGTCGCCCCCTTCACGCTCAGGCGGCAGCTCGCGCACGCCCTTTTCGTCCTGCACGATGCGACGGCCCGTCATAGTCACGGCCAGCCCGCAGTTCAGACACAGGCCGGGCTTGACGACCATCGCTCCGCACGCCGGACAAGCAGGCGCATTACCCGCACCAGGCTCTCCACTGAAGTCGACCATGCTAGTGGACTTGCCCGTTTCCGTTCCCGTTGCCGTTACTGCCATGCCCTTCGCCAGCGCCGTCCACCACGACGACCGCCGTGTCACCCGTGGTCGGGTGCGCCAGCGGATGCCGACGGCGCGCCATGGCCAGCAGCTCAGCGGCGTGCTCGATGTCGCGCGCAGCTTCCTCGATGGACGGTGGCTCCAGCTTCACGCCCACGATCTCGGTCGGGTCGCCCACGCGCAGCCGCTCCAGCTCGATGGCCAGGCGTGAGGCCATGTTCACCTCGCGGGTCGCACGCACCAGCTCCTTCATGAGCATCAGCATGTTCTTCTGCGACAGGTTGTCTTCGCGGACCATCTTGCCGATCTTCTCGGCGAGCACCTTGGCCGTGCCCCAGGCCATCGCCACGAAGCCCTGCGCGTTCATCGCGTTCTTGCGTGCGGACTTGGAGAGCAGCGCCTCATCCGCCGCCTGCTCCATCCCGTCCATGTGCGCCTTCTCGAACAGGTCGGCGATGCGCCTGCGCGCACCGACCTCGGCCTGCTCCAGCTTGTCGGTCGCGGCCTGGCGTGCCGCGGCCAGCGCGGCAGCGGCTTCGGTCTGCTCGACCGTGAGCAGACCGAGCTGCTCCATGACCCCAGCGATCTCCAGCTCCATGCGTGCAGCGCGTGCGTGGAACTGCTCATCCGCCAGCACCTCGCGGGCGGGTAGCCAGTTACGTCCAGGCCACCCCAGGTGATAGGCGCGGCGGGCAGTTCGGCTGTCGCAGCCAGCCCTTCTTGCGGCTTCCTCCCAGTTCATCTGCTTGCCTTCGGCAGCTATGGACCGGAAGGCTGCCAGCATGGCGTCGTAGTTCTCTCTGGTGATTGCTCTTTGACCCATGGATTTCAGCGGCTTGTGGGGCCGCAGGGATTTATGCTGACAGCATCAGACGGGAAGGTCAACCGCGGTGCTCAATGAGCACGACCTCAGCACAACGGACACCAGCTTGAACGAGCGCGTAACCGGCGAGCGTGGCGAGTACGTCGGATAGGCAGACCAGCCAGGACCGCGTGGTCACGTTGCCTTGACGCGCACGAAATTGGGCAGGTTCGGACTGCCCGTCTTGAGCCGGCCGGTCAGCTTGGCGTGATCCAGCTCCAGCTCCATCTTGTTGATCTTGGTCTTGAGCAGGTTGGCGATCACACGCGCCTCCTCGACCTTAATCTTCTTGGAGCAGCAACTCTTTCAGCGCAGGAAAGCCGCACCTCTTGGTCGCTCCCCTTGACGTGTCGCCGGCCCTTCTTCACTTCAACATCTCGGCGAGCACGCCGTGTCTCACGTCCCAGACTTCCTGCGCGGCAGCGAGCGCCGACCAGCGCTCACCACTCGAACTGCTACCCCCACGCATCGCCAGCTCGAACACGGTGAGCACCGCCGGATCGGCCAAACGCGCGAAGTAGCAGCCTCGGATGATGCCAGCCCGACAGCAGCGCGGGCACATCACTCCTCGGGGTAAGTAGTCGAAGTCGGACAGTGCGGACAGTGCGTCAACGTGACCCGCTGGACAGACAACCAGTATCATTCAGCGACCACCCTTCCACGACGCTTGCCAGGCACCATCGCTCGGCCAGCCGAACTCGCGCAGCACGGCGAACCCGGCATCGTTTACCCGGTCCCAAGCTACCTGACCCCACTCTGCCTGGTTACGCGGCTGGACGAGCCCGACCATGGTGGCGACCGCTGGAGCCAAGCGCATCGCCGGGTAGCGACACGTACTGCGTTGTGGCGCGCGCCCTGGTCGGTTGACCTCGGCGAAGTTCCGTTCCGCGTGCGTCGTCTTGCGTGGACAGGACCGGATGAAGCGCCGGCCATGCGTCTCGGTGAGATGCCCCCACTGGCAGACGTACACTGCGCGTGCCTGGTTCACCTGGCCACTCCCGACAGCGCGCCGGCCAGCCCGCGCAGCTCCAGCCCCATCTCGACTCCGGCCACCCAGACAGGCGGTAGGCAGTCCACACCGGCCATGGCTCCGATCAAGGCACCGGCTATCGACGCCGTGCTGTCCGAGTCGCCCGCGTGCGCAGCGGCCCGCCACAGCGCCAGGCCAACCCGCTGCGGGCTTGGAAGCTCGCCCCCGCACCAGCACGAGGCGACAGCGGCGATGCCCCAGGCGAGCGCCTGGTCACCCACCCAGCCTCCACCAAGCTGCCTGGACAAGTCGGCCGCGGTCGCGTCCGAGCCCAGGAACCCGCCCGGCCCGGTGGCTGCGCCCAAGGCGACCGCCCCGTTCAGCAGCCCAAGCAGCGCGTGCTGGTCGCCAGCTCGCTCAGCGCACAGGTGCTCGGCCAGGCGCAGCGCGTCCGGCAGCGGCTCCCCACGCACCAGCCCCCACACAGTCGCAGCCAGGAACCCGCCCGGCAGCCAGCCGCGCACGTTGCCGTGCGTGAGCTGCCCGGATGCGCAGGCGAAGTCGAACGCCGCGTGACGCGGCAGCCCGGCCACCAGGCCGTAGGGTGCTGAACGCATGACCACGCCACAGCCAGCCGAGTCGTTGGCCGCCGGGTGTCGGCCGTCGGCGCGCAGCGCGAGCGCGGCCAGGGACATCAGGCAGGTCGAGCCCGGCGCACGGTCGACGTGCAGACGCGAGTCATCGAGCAGCCGGCGCGGCAGGCCGGGCACGATGCGGTCGTCATCGAGCGCGCCGAAGTAGAACGGCGAGCCCACGCGCGCCGGGTCTTGCGTCGAGTACCAGCGCAGCATGGCGGCAGCTTGCCCGCGCAGCGTGGCCCGGTACGCTAGCCCCTCGGCCACGAACAGGGTCATCTGCGTGTCGTCGGAATGGTGCGGCCCGACCGCGGCCGGTGGCGCAGGCGGGAAGGGTCCGCGCTGGAACTCGATGGGGTAGCCGAGCTGGTCGCCCACGGACACGCCGAGCAGGCAGCCCATCGCGCGTTCGGGGATCGGCTTGGCGCTGTCCGCGACCATCAGCGCACCCAAACGTAGATGGTGTTGGATGCGCGTGGCTCGACTTGCATCGCGGGCGGGTAGCCAGTTACGTCCAGGCCACCCGAGATGGTAGGCGCGGCCGGCCGGATGACCGGGACCACGTCACCGGCCGTCAGCTCCAGTCGGTCATCCTTGACCCGCACGTCGATGAAGGTCTGCGTGTGCGCGTCCTCCGGTTCGAGGCACCGCAGCATGAAGCGCACGGTGCTGCCGGCCGGCAAGCCATGCTCGGCCATGCCATCCACGAGGATGGTGTCTGACTCCCCCGGCGTGGTGGCCTGGTGCGCCTTGGCCTTCCAGTACGCCACGTCCTCGCGTAGCCGGTCGCGCAGCCGGGTCATTTCTTGCTGCGCCCACCGTGGCAGCTTGCTCTCGTCGTTGGTTCGCATCACACCGCCGCCTGCGCCGCGGTCGCGGCCAGCACCCGGCCAGCCGGGCGGCTCATCAGCGCGAAGTGCGCATCGCGACCAGCCTTGAGCGTCGCCGTGATCTCGACCTCGACGCCGCGCAGCTCCGTCGCCACCGTGCCACCCATCGTGAGCGCGTTGGGCACCGTGCCCCAGGTCAGCCAGGTGCCGGCCGTCGTCGTCACCTTGACGGTCATCTTCCAGGTCGCACCGTAGTTGCCCTCGTGCAGCTTCACGCTGACCACCGTGCCGCGGAAGGTCACGCGGCCGACCGGCGCGGTGACATGCGCCTCCTCGACACGGACCACCACCGGGCGACTCGCCTCATTCGCCAGGCGCAGCACGAAGGCCACCTGCTTGGGCGACAGGCTGCGGTACTGCACGAAGCGCGCGCGGATGTCGCGCACGATGTTGTGGTCCGTCTCCAGTGCCGACTCCAGGCCGGGGTTCGCGGCCAGGAAGTCCGCGCGCTCCTTCTCGCACTTGGCCTTCTTGACGGCCACCGCGCGCGCCTGCACGCGACGACCTTGCTCCAGCTCGTAGGCCGAGCGGTCGGCGAGCAGGCTGTACTTATCGGCGCAGTCATGGCCGACGTGGATGTACTCGCCCGTGGGCAGGTGCTTCCACACGTCGCCGTAGCGGTAGCGCGCGCCGCACACCGAGCATTTGCCCGTGTCGCCCGTCGCCGCGAACACCGCGCCGAGCGCGACCAGCCGAGCGATGCAGCACTGCGTGGTCATCGCGGGCTGGAAGGCGCAGCCGGTGACGCGGCAGGTCAGGCCCATCGGCGGCAGGTACGCGTCACCCAGGTCGTAGCTCAACACGTACTGGTAGTCGGCCGGGATGATCGCGCTCGGGCGGTGGCAGTCAGTACGCATCGTCATCGTCGTTCCCTCGCTGGTCAATCGCCAGCAAGATCAATCATAGTCCTTATGGGATTAATGTCAACGATGTTTTTCATGTTTTTTATGGTTTCGTAAGCACACGTAACCACTAACGAAAAAGCGCGGCCCGCACCTACTTCTCGACGGTGCCGGCCGGTGCCGGTGCGACCGCGGCCCGGTCACGAAGCCGCTCGGCGATGGCGCGCGCGGTCGCGCATGCGTCGGCGTGTTGGGTGTGCATCGCGAGTCGGCGCGCCATGTCCAGCAGCGCACGCTCGGCCTGCACCAGCAGCGCAGCATCGTCCGGATGTGGTGGTGGTGGTGCCGCCGCAAGATCGTGTGCGCTGCGACGCAGACGCATCCCGTCACCGCGCCCCATTAACCAATCCCGAGGTCGTCGAGCACATGTGCAAGCAGCGCGGCCGGCGAGTACCGGCCGTCGAGGATACACGCCTGCGGAAACTCCTCGGCCACGTTGCGGTAGGCCGCGCGCTGCTGCTCGACCTCGGCCAGTTGCTCCGGCTCGTACAGCTCGTTGCGCTTCTCCTGCCGCGCCGCGCGCCGCTCCAGCGCAACCTCGGCGGGCACGTCGAGCATGTAGATCCTGTCAGGCATCGACAAGCGCGCTGCGTCTTGCACCGCGCGCACCGCAGCCATCCCGTGCTCGCGCGTCTGATAGATGCGCGCGCTGAACACGGTATGTCGGTCGCAGAGCACGGCGGCACCGTCGGCGATGTGCTGGCGGATGCGCGCCTCGCAGTCGCGTGCGTCGGCAGCGAACAGCCACAGCATCGCACTCGGGTCGATGACCACCTTGCCGTCGAACACGTCGCGAATGAGTGAGCCGATGATCGAGTGCCGACCAGGGAACGCGATGCGTGCGTGCGCGCGCCCGTGCGTCGACAGCGCGTCGCTCACCGCCCGGCATAGCGACGACTTGCCGGAACCGTCCATGCCCTCGAACCAAATGTACGGAGTCACGGCTTCTCCTTGGTGAAGTTGCGCCACATCGCGCTCGGCTGCGGCTCGGGGTTCCGGTTGCCACCGTACTTCGACTGCGCGCGCTTGCCGTAGTCGACCGAAGGCAGCGAGGCCGGGACGTGGTAGGTGAGCTGGCCGATGGGCATGCCGGCATAGATTTTCACCGGCTGGATGCAGCTCAGCTCCATCGTCCAGTGCCCACAGAAGCCGATGTCACCGCGGCCTGCTGTCGCGTGGATGAAGATGCCCAGCCGACCGATGCTGCTCTTGCCGTCAAGGTAGGGAACGTGCGCGTGCGTCTCCGTGTACTCCTCCGTCGCAGCTAGGTAGAGCAGGCCCGGCTTCATCACGAAGCCGGCGGTCCCGAGCGAGATGCGGATCACCGGGTTGTTGACGCGCGCGTCGAGGTACTCGTGCTGGTAGTAGAGCAGTGTGTGCCCGAGATGAACGTCGTAGCTGTTGGGGCCGAGCGCGTCCGCGCGGAACGGCTCGATGACGATGGAGCCATTCGCGTGCTCGCGCCTGATGTCGGCGTCTGAGAGGATCATTCGTCCACCAGCCCATCGCAGTTCACGCAGCGCCCATTGTGTGACAGCGACGGGTTACAGGTGCAGTCAAGATCGGGCAGGTCGATGCTCGCGTTCAGCAAGGGTGTGCAGCGCGCGGGCAGTGGCGTGTGATCGCCGATGCCGTCCTCATCTGCGTCGTGCCCGGTCAGGTAGGCGCGTGAGTCAGCGTCGGCTTCGTTCGTGCCAAGCACGGACACGCGACAAGCCCGCGCACGACACACCGACTCACCGCCGATACGGTGGCGCGTCGACTCCCCGCAGACGCAGCAGAGTGCGTAGGTATCCTGGCTCATCGTTCCTCGTCTTGCCCGCGCGCGGGGCTTCTACGCGGCGCGCACGCTTGCGCGCGTCAAGATAGTGTCACGAACGTGCGCCGCGACTGCGCGCGCGAGCAACGGAGGCACGCTGTTGCCGATGCGCGCGTACTTCGCGTGAGCCGAGCCCGGCATCGAGAGCGCAAAGGAGTCGGGGAACGAGGAAATACGCAAGCACTCGGATACGGATAGTAGTCGCGGCGCGGCCCAATGGGTCAGCTTCATCGTCTTCGATAGCGTTGGTGACGGACGGTTGGGGTGCAACTTAGCCCAGTTGAACCACGAGTCTGGCAACCTCGCGGGGGGCGGCTGATCGGGGTGCATCTTCTTCCAGTTGAGCCACGCTGTATTATTCGAATGCCCCTTTTTGAAGGTGAAGCCGGGGAGCGTCTGGCTCCACATAT